AGATTACTTATTAAACTTAGTATCAGACAATAAAAGCGTGTATTATGCGAGAAAACTAGAGTTGCATGAACCTAGCATAAATGAAGAAAGAGAATTTATCAATTATAACCACTTCCAAGGTTACGTTCCCTCTACCAAAGCATTGTGTTTAAAAGACGGTGAGGAAATAATTATGATCATGACGTTTACCAAAAATAAAGATCATTATGAGATAGGCAGATTGTGTACTAAGCGAGGGAGTCTAGTGGTCGGCGGCTCTAAAAAATTATTTAAACAATTGGTTGATCTGATTGGTTGCATTAAAGTTATAAGCTATAACAACGTAGAAAAATTTACTGGGAAAGTATACTTAGATTTAGGCATGAAGTTGCACGGTCATAGTATAGGTTACTTTTATGGAAAGAAACATGAAACGTATAGTAGGCAAAAATTTCAGAAAAAGAAATTAGTTGCTAATGGATATGATCCAAGTAAAACAGAGCGACAAATAATGCAAGAGAGGGGTTACAGTAGGATTTACCCAGCTGGAAATGAAAAATACTTGATAGAATTATAGTGGTGTAGCGAGCATGAATACTAATAACCTGATTGGTTTATCTGTTATTGTGATAAATAAAGTAATTTTTAAAATGGTTAATTAGTTAGTTGGTTAGTTAAGTTAAGTTAATTTTTGGGATGATGAGGGAACGATGAGTTCCCTCATCAATGTATAAGTATTGTGGGAACTAATAGTTCCCACAATACGAACAAAACACCAAAAACAGGTAATAGAATAGTAACCTGAAAAACACTACTCTTTAACTTCTGAAATTTTAACAACTACACCATCACCTTGAGCAGTAACTAAATAAGACATTATTTCTATGTTTTTGCCACTAGATAAAGCCTTTGAGTCTAAAACTAACTTAGTAGTATTAAGCTTTAGTTCTATCTCGTCAGGTTGATTTCCATAGGTTTCGAGACCAGATTTGCCCAACTTGGAAAATTCTTTACTCAATTCGATAAACAGTACAACTTTAAATTTAAACATAATTAATTTTTTAAAAAATTGATAATGATAATTCTGGTTTCTAGCCATCGCAAGAAATACAAGAATTACTTTCTAACTTCCTTACCTTATCAGCCGATAGTGGACTGTCACTTTTTAAATAATACATTGATTTAATACCGAGTTTCCAAGCTTCCAAGTGAACGTTAAACAAGTATTTTGGTGTGGCATTGTTAGGAAAGAAAGTGTTTAAACTCATGCCTTGATCAATATAGTTTTGTCGTGCAGCAGCCTGTTTAACAAGTTCTAACTGATCAATTTCCATAGCAGTTAAAAAATTTTCCTTTTCTTCATTAGATAAAAAATCAAGGTTTTGAACGCTGCCATTGTCATCCATTATCTTTCTCCAGATCTCATGATTGTCCATACCCTTTTCTACAAGCAATTTTTCAAAGTACTTGTTTTTTCTAAACATAAGTCCTTTAGCAGTATATTCACTCCATATAACAGCAGGATACGGTTCATGATTTGCTGAAAACCCACCATGTAATATGCTATTAGAAACCGTTGGTGCTATGGCTGTTCTATGAGTGTGTCTAACGCCATGACCTTTACACCATTCAGGTTCGCCAAATTTTACAGCTAATTCCTGACTAGCTTCAAGAGTCAAATCTTGTATTCTTTTAAATATGATTTTAGTCCAGCCAGTAGATGCTGGGGAAATGAACGGCAAGTCTTTTTGTAATAAAAATGAATGCCATCCTAATACTCCTAATCCTAAAGCCCTACTTTTTTCTGCAAATCTCACAGAATTTTCAAAACCTTTAATCTTGGATGCTTTATCTATGAATTCACTCATTAATCCTTCTAAAAAGTAAATCGCTAACTTTATATGCCTGTCAGTTATTTTGTCATAATTGGCTAAATTTAAACTACTCAAACAACATACAAAACTATGATCAACGTCACTATGCAGCATTATTTCGGTGCATATATTAGTTTGCCGAACCTTCAAGTTATGCTCAGCATACATTGGAGGATTAGCTTTATTGGCGTTACCTTCATATAATAAAAAAGATTCTCCTGTTTCTAGCCTAGTCTTTAGTATATCCAAATATTGTTTGGTTTCTTCTGGTTTTTTAACAGCAACCTTTTCCATAAATTCATCAGGAATGACAGCAGTATGATGCATTTTTTGCATCTGTAAAGAAACGTCACCTTCTGGTCTTCTCATATTTAAGAAGGTTTTGAAAAAATCTGGGTGTCTAACGTTCAAACTAGAAGAAGAAGCGGCTTTTCTAACTTTGCCCTGCTTCATGTTTACTATTACAGTATCAGCCATCTTAATAAATGGTCTAACTCCATCGCTAGTTCCAATATCAGATATAGGAGATCCAGCACCCCTAATATCACTATGATCCATTCCTACTCCACCACCCATCTTGCTCATCATTATAAGCTCATGCAATTTCATGCCTATATCACTAGTGTCATCAGCAACGTGTATTCCAAAACAAGATATTGGCAATCCTCTCTTAGTTCCTGAATTGGATAGCACTGGGCTTGACAAACATAAAATGTTATCCCATATCATTTGGAAAAATTCATCAGCAAGCTCTGGCATGCCTAAATATTTGGCAGAACTTTTACTAACCCTTTTATAAGCATCAATTGGTTTTTCTCCTTCCATGAGATAGTCTGGAATCATTGTAAAAAAATCAGTGTTGTTAGCCCATTCAGGAAAGTCTATTCCGACTTTCCAACTTTTCATATTACCTGTCATATTTTAACTTTATTTTTATAGTTCACTTAAATCCCAATTAGATTCGCTTTTTCCATATTCTGATGGTTTGATGTGAAAGAAATCTTTTTTCATAGTTCCAGATATTGACATCTCAAACCATTCCATGCTTCTCATCATTTGTTCGTCTACCTCATAAACCTCTTCTTCAATACCTAAAGCATACATTCTATCATTAATTCTATACTTCATAAAATTAATGAGTTCTTCTTTAGTAAGGTTTGGTAGTCTATTATCACCAAATATTTCATTGATGAAATTTTCTTCTAATTGCATTGCAACCCTAGCCGCATTAATTATAGTGTCTTTAAATTCTCTAGTCAATAGATCTGGTATTTCACTACACATCTGTCTAAATAACCTACAGCCCATATTAGAATGTAAAGATTCGTCTCTTACGCTATAACTTATTTGTTGGAAAATTCCAGGGAATAAACCTTGACTTCTAGAAGAGAATGATAATAGTGTTGCAAAAGATGAAAATAAAGTAACACCTTCTGCTATTCCACTAAATGCTGCTAAACTTAGCGCAAGTTTATTATAATCCAATTCACCCTTAGAATTTTCTAAGTTGGCATTGATTAAAACTTCCAATTTGTCAGAGAGATTTTTATCTTCTAGATATTGGTTAGATTCTTCAACTACATCTAAAGCCTCATTTAAATAGAAGTATGCTGCGGCGTGTGTTGCTTCTCTAGCACCAAAAGATTGAGCCATGTGTTTAATTTCATGTTTAGGAAAGTATTTCCTTACAACACCTGTCCAATAATCGCTAACTTCACACTCTACAGCAGCAAATTGGGACAGAATTTTCTTAATCATTGTCCTTTCAAATTCCAATAGCTCTTCGTTAAAATGCTTAACGTCTTCACCGTGCGGAATTTCAGTATGAACCCAATGGTAATTTTCGTGAGGTAACCAACCGTCTTGGTAATATTCTGGATATTCAAATGGTTTGTAATTTTGTCTAGGGGTAAACAGTCTTGGTTGAGCTTTCTTCATTATTTTAATATTATTAATTTCGTTAAATCACTTATAATACTGTCCACTTAAAGCAGATAATAAAACGGAGAGAAAGATGGTAATTTAGCCCCCTCTCCTGAATCTATTTAATAAATTTTTGTTCTACATTTTCAGCCACGAATTCCATTGATAACTTATAGATGTTATCATTGACTCTATTCAAGTCCCATTCGTTTGCTGGTTTAGATGGGAAAATAATTTTAACTTCGGTTTTCCTAAGAACTTTACCCTTAAGATCATGAACCTCAACCACTAGGCTACCAGAGTAGTCAAATTTCTCCAATTGTAACCCATTTTCAGCGTCATAGCACAATTTAGCCCAATCTCTAAATAGAGCGTAAGGATAAATTTCTCCAGTAGATCTGTCTAAATTACATTCAAATTCCATGCTAAGTGTTATGGACGTGTCAGTAATAGTTCCAACAAATTTTCTAGAAGTGCCGTAATATTTCTGCTCAACAGTGTCTGGCATTTTATCAACATCTAAACCACCAACGTTTTGTAACTGTTCGTCAATGACTTGGACGTTACCATATTTATTTCTTAACGCTTCTGGTAACAACCAAGTTGTTACGAATTTCGTTAGGTGTAATGGTTGATCCTTACTAGTACTAGTTTTGCTACCGCTAAAGTGATATTTATTTTCCATTTCTAAAATCTCAATGTTATCACTATATTTATTAAATTTTCTTATTATTGATTATAAAATGAACAATAAAAATGGTCAAGGATATTATGGTTTTCAAGATGCTGCGGGCAAGTAGCATAATATATCAGAAACTTCCGCCAGATGTATTTTTTAATTAAATTTATGACAACTAGTCATGAGTTCGCACCGTTGTCATATTTGCGTCATAAAATTAGACGAAGCGTCAGAATTGCTAGAAGTTTATGAAAAAATTAAAAATTTGATATAAGAAGCAATTTAAATTACAAAACGGAACGATTTTTGAAAATAATTATTTGAACAAAAAACTGAAATCATGAAATTAACAGAAAAACAACAAAAATTAATGGAGTTCTTAAAAAGAAATAAGAACCAGCACAACAGTTTAAACAGACAAGAAGTAGTAGATCATTTTGATAAACACTTTGGAATAAACTGCGTGTCTTTCGGATTAATCTTATCTAATCTAAAAGATAAAAAATTAGTAAGAGTATCTAAAAGCAATAAACTTATTATTGTATTAGAACCAGTAAAGGAACAAAGCACAAAATCAGATAATAGTACTAAAACGACTATGAGTAGTAAGATTGATGGCTTTGACTCAAAATCAATAAACACTTTTAAGGATGCAATTGAGGAGAAATTTAAGGAGATATCTAAGCAGTATGGGCTAAAAATAAGCACTGGAACTATTAGATATCAAACAGATAATGCAAAGTTTACTGTAGAAATAGTTGTGGCTGACAAAGAAGAGAGTATTGAAAGAAGAAACTGGGATTTAAGTTGCTTTCTTTATGGACTAAAACCAGAACAATATAAAACTAGAGTCATGCTAGATAAAGGGTTGTATGCTACAGCAATCAAAATAAACAACAAATCACCAAAGTATCCTATAGAAATGGTAAAAAACGACGGTAAAATGGTAAAATGTAGCGTTAGTCACTTTATAGACTTAATGAAAAAATAAATTATTAATAAACAAAAACAATAGTATCATGAAAACTGACATCAAACAAATTAAGAAAAACTTACAAAATCTGAACGTCATGGAAATCCAATGGCTTAAATGTTGGATAGATAACGAGGATTTTGATGATGAAGAAACAGAGGTGGAATTGGACAAACACCTAGAAAACAGAGACGAAATTTCTAACTTTATAGAAAATTCAACAGATAACCGTGTTCTAGAAGAATTTAGTAAAGATTTGTTGGAGAAGAAACCAGAACTACACAAAGCACTATTCGGCAAGGTTGCGGTGGCTAAAACCGTTGAAAAAAAGGATGGTGGTGTGAAATTAACTCCATTGCAAAAGGAAACCATAAAAAGGATTAGTAAGAGACTAATTAAAAAGGATAAAGTCTATGCTAAGGATTTGGTTACTCCTAAGAATTCCATATACAGAATTGGAGCTGTAATAACTACACTAGTAGAAAAGGGTATAATATCCATGGTGGATGGTGACAGTAAACACGCACCTAAACGAATACTTATACACAAACAACACGAAAATTTATTCAAATAAAATAATTTACTGAAACATATTAAGGAGATTAGTTTTATTTTAATAGTTAACCTGAAATTAACAACAACCAAACATTAAAAATGAACAAAAAATTTAACACCAGAGTACAAGAGTGCGCAGAGATATTCTTTAACTCAAGAACAGAAAAAAATTTTAGTGGAATATATAGAGAATTAAATTCTATAGTAAGGAGTTCATCCTCCAATATTCTAAAAAACGACGAAGATTTAATACAGGAAGTCATAGATCAAGTTGCCATGACGATATGGAAAGCAGAAGATATATTTGATAAGGATAAGAGCTTCTTATCTTGGATTTATATTAGTAGTAAAAACGCTGCTATAAGGTTATATAGAAAGAAGCGCAAAAGAAACGAGATTATAGAGAGCGACATGATATTTGATGACTCAGAAGGAGACTCCAGCATATTTGAAAATAACCTGTATCAAGAGAACAACTACAATTCACAGGAGAACAACGTCAAATACTACGATTCCATAGAATTCCACAATTGTCCAGAGAAACAACAAGAGTTTATTTTAGACATGCTGAAAAAATGCTATTCTGGAGAGGAGTATGATATACTATATAAAGCTATAATTCTAAAAGAAAGTCCAGAAAACATAGCAAAAGAATTTAATATTAACAGCAGAATTACTGTAACCAGCAGAAACAGAAGAGCTAGAAATGTTTTGAAGAAATTGCTAGATCAGGAGTTACAATCTAGCTTGATTAAAGAAGACAAAACGATTTCTGGTAAAATAGTCGTTAATATTAACGAAGGCAGAACTAGAATAGAGTGTGAGAGATTAAATGGTAAACTGCACGGAGAATTTAAAGAGTATTATGCTAGTGGTAAAATAAAAACAGTAGGTCAATTTACTGATGGTAAAAAGACAGGTGTTTGGAATTATTATTTAGAAAATGGTAAGAAAGAACAAAACGTCAATTACGATCATAGAGGGGCTTATGTCAAATTTGACAGGTTCGAAACTGTTAAGAAAATTGGTTTTTTAAACTAAAATTGCCTCATAAATGAAGATTACTGATAGGATTAAAAAGATAAAAAAACTAGTTGGCTCTAATATAAAATTGGATTTAAAACTCCCCAGCGAAGAATTTGAGCAAATAGGAGATCAAGGAGAAATTCTAGATTTAGAAATAGAGGACATCTATGAAATAAATTTGCTAGTTAAATTTAAAGGGTATAAGACTCTACCATACATTGGTAGAGTCAAACTAGATAAAATATCCAGAGTACCATTAGTTATAAAAGATGGTGGTAGAATATGGTACTATAGTTATGATTGCGATTCAGATATTATAAAAAATGTTTTTTTCACAAAGAATGACTATAATAGCAGCCTTATATCTGATTACGATGAAAATATTATAGACATAATCGAAGAGGAGTTGAGAAAGATTAATATCAATATCAACGTCCAGAAGCAAGGTGTGCCTCAAAAACCTATAAGTGCCATAATGAAAAAATATGGCGTTAATTTGGAACAAGCCACACATTTAAACCAATTAGGCTTAACAGTAGGAAGATGGAAAGATGAGTCTAACGCTGTAGTTCAGAGCAGCAATTTTTTAGACCAAAAGATTATATACGAGATACATAATAACATTATAAGAAAAGAAGAACTGGTGATTCAGCTAGGTTTATTAAAATTAACTAAAGAAAGAAAAGAAAGAAAAAATGGTTAAAAACAATTTTTATTATGGACAAATAGATCTTATAATTGAAGATCTGAAATTACTGAAAAAAATTAAAGGAAAAGTTTTTGCTGAGAGAATTTTAATCATTGCTAAGGAAGTGGAGCAAGTTAGATTAAAACTTGTGAAATTAAAAACTGCCCCAGACACGCCAGAAGTAAAGGAATATGAAAAAAGACTTGAAGGTATATATAGAGAATCAGTCTCTATGGGTGAAGATGGGAAGCCTGTGCAAGTTAATGGTAAATACCAAATATCTAACATTGAGGAGTACAACAAGAAAGTTGCCGTTCTAAATGATGAAATGAAAGATACCTATGAAATGCTACTTGGTATCGAAAAAAGATTTGAAGAAGAATTGGATAGAACGTTTAAATTATCCATTATAGAATCAAGCCATATCCCCAATACCGTTTCAGCCGAAGAATTGGAAGTAATAAAGAATTATGCTAAAAGATAACATTGCTAAATTCCATATTGATGATTGGGATCCTAATTTATTTCAAGAATTAAAAAACTTGAATGCTGTTTGGGATCCTATCAACTATAGTTTCCACACCAGCTGTGAGAAAACCAAAATTGCTGTGACTAAGGTTATCAACTTTTATAGAGAGCCGTACAAACTAATGACTAAGAGCCAGAGGTCGCTTAGGGATAAGTTGTGTTCTGAAATAAACGAAGACTTGTACGCAAAGAGAGTTGGTAATAAAATACATTTCTGCAATACCAACGGATTAAGTACAGTAACAATTATAAAGGCTAAACTCATAAAATTAGGTTACAACGTAGTGGAGGTGGTAAATGACAATAGAGTAGTTATAGAACTTAACTTATAACTATTTTGGTGGTGGTTTTAATCTTAGGGTTGAATTTATTGGAAATATCTAACAATACCAAACAAACTTCTCTAATGTTTCCTTTAGCAAACATAACTTCAACGTTATAGTTGTAATTAGCTGCTAGTAATGAGTACTTAGATATTGATTCCACAATTTTGTTTTGTATTCTATTAATGTCTGGATCAATAGAAAATATGTACCTTTCTAAGTCCCCATCCATACCCATAGCACCCATAACACTACCTCTACCAGTAGATAAACACAACTTTATTTCTTCTACAAATATGTCTAATTCGTTTTCTACAAATGGATTATCTGGGTCATAACTGACCTCTCCTATATTGTCTAGATTAAAAGTTGCATTCATTAGTATACGTATTTTTCATTAGTAATGTCCACTCTCTTTAATATATTTCTTTTTATTTTGAAATCAGTATACAAAAATCTAACCGTGAATTCGATGTCTCTAACCTTAAGCGATTCCTTATCTAAACTTATGTCGTCTATGGCGTAAAATACTATATTCTCATATATCCTTTCAAACGCTATTTGCCCTTCTTCGTTTAATATGAACATTGTTAGATTGTTCAAGAAGGCATCGTCACCTGTGACGTAATTATTGTCAGAATTATTGTCAGAGTCGCTATAAGCCTGCAATTGGTCTAATAATATGAAGTAATTAAGAAATCCTGTAGTCATTCTAAAGGTAAGCTGCAGCTGTTTGTTTGAGGATTCACTCAAGTTTATTCCGCTCCTAAACATTACTTTCTTAGATCCTTTACCCTTAGTCTGTTCATTTGTACTAGAGGTAAATCCAGTAAAATTTGCTCTTACTAAAGTGGAAGCTAAAAAATCGTTTATATTAACGAATAACCAATTATTTGCATCAAACCAATCCCTATACATGTCTTTAATTCTCTCATATAAGAAATTGTCTGGCAATACTACAATAAAATCAGATGACTGTGGTGACTGAATCATTTGCGTTTTAATTATTTATTACAACTATAGTATTATCTTTGGTTCTTTTTTGAAAGGTTCAAACCCCAACCTAGCTTTATATAGCCTATAAATTTCTCTAGCCTCCTTCTTAATTAAGAATTGATTAGAAAACGTTAAAACCCTCCACAAGTCTCTGTGAGATATAGCTCTGGGCTCTGTTTTTATTCTTTCGGGAATGTAACTCCTGATAGCAAACCCAAATCCACTACCATTAAGCATTTTAACAAGTGCATGGTAATCAGAATTTTTAAGATTTCTTACACTAATACCTCCTCTGTTAATAACTTTCTCTATTTTATCAATTTGGTTCATATTAGAAGTAAAGACCTTGTCCAAAACAGCCGCTCTAATTTTGGGTGGAATGAAGTGCAAATTTATCATCATTGGGTTACCAACGCTATCCTGTCTATAACCAATAAAAAGACTTATGGGAAACGCAGAGTAAAATTCCAGCTCCTCTTTAAACTTAGGATCATCATATACGAAAGTGTAAGTCCTACCCAAAATAAATGGGTCTGGAGTATGGTCGTCTCTGGGTTTTATTAGTTCGTCTATGTACAATTTTTTGTACCAATTGAGATTATGGTATCGTATGCTAGAATCACCCCTAGCTCTTCTTTCTATTTTTAATTGATCACTCGGTAATATCATACTAATTATATATTTCTCAATGAGTGAATTAAAAATTTTGCGGCTAGGCTTCTGACAAGGAACATACCCCCCTATAAGGGGGTAGATAGAAAACATACGCAGAGCAGAACCAGCGAGGAATTAGTTTTGGATAATTTCTTTTATCATAATTATTTTGGACGTTTCATAGTAATGTGGTTGTATAATTTTTATTAATTTTTCATGTAATTCTCAATTTCTCAATACATTATTAGATCAGCTAAACAATAAATCAATGATATCCTGATTTAATTCTTTATTTGTTATCTGGTTCTCTGACAAGGAACATACCCCCCTATAAGGGGGTAGATAGAAAACATACGCAGAGTAGAACCAGCGAGGAATTAGGTTTGGATAATTTTTCCTATTATCATTCCATTGGAAATTTTTTATGATAATTATTACCTTGTATTATTATATTATCATAAAATACATAGAAAAATTAGAAACTTTTATCGTATTCTGAGTATTTTTGTTATTCCATATAGGCGTAATTTCCTCAATTTAATTATATTCCATCAGAATAGCAAGTTCTATTTCATAACTATTGTTCTTAGTAATAATATCATAACTGTCACTGGTTCAATTTTTCATTTCTTTTCTGGTTCTCTGACAAAGAACATACCCCCCTATAAGGGGGTAGATAGAAAACATACGCAGAGCAGAACCAGCGAAGAATTTATGCTAGGCAATTTTTTATATTGCGATTCTTTTATAAAAA